ATGGAATCATGCACATTGGGATTGGAAAACAGGAGCTTACCTCCATGCAGATACAACACCTCTGTACAAAAAGAAACAGCATGTTCTCTCACTAAATGATGATTTCTCTTTGATGAATCTTTTTACCAGTAAAACTCGTATCAAAGATTTGGAAAAGCAAATGTGTAATGTATGGCGTCTAGCACAATCTTTTATGGGTGGGTATAATAATCATTACTCCTATCCCATGCGCTTGTCTTTGTCTGGCACACCTCTGAACGAATCTCTTATATGTCTTCATCAACTCCTGCCGCGATTCAAGAAAGAACACAATCTTCAAAAAGTTCAGTGTATTGTTCTTTCAGACGGTGAAGCAAATCCAGTACCCTACCACGTTGAAGTTCAACGCCGCCCTGACGAAGAACCATACATGGGGTGCCGTAGGATCAACCCTGGTATCATGAGTTTGCGTGACCGTAAACTTGGAAAGGTTTATTCGATTGATTATCATTGGCATCAGTTTACAGATTTGTTGCTGCAGAATCTTCGGGATAATTTTCCGTCCGTAAACTTTATTGGTATTCGTGTTCTTGAGAGTCGTGATGCTAATGGATTTATCAGAATGTATAATGAAACAAATACTGATGAATATCTGAAAACTGTAAACGAATGGAAGAAGACCAGAAGTTTCAAGATCAAAACTTCAGGATATCATGCTTACTTTGGACTTTCTTCAAATACACTTTCTCAAAATGCTGAGTTTGATGTTGATGATGGGGCCACGAAAGCAAAAATCAAATCTGCATTCGTTAAGAGTTTGAAAACCAAGAAACTAAATAAGAAGGTCTTAGGAGAATTCATGGAACTGGTAGCATGAGCAAACATCATCGTCTACCCTTTAGGCACATCGTTCTTGAGGATACGAAAGAAGTGCTGATAGTTGTAACAAGTGCCATCACTGCCATGGGTGTTGGCGCAATGGTCAACAAATATTATCCGGGTTATACTGCAAAAATAATTTCTGAAAACTATTACCAGCAAAGGACAACTGACTAACTGTCTACTGGGAGCATAAACTGCTCCCTTTTGCGTCTATAATGGTTACATCGAAACAAACAAACAATGTCTCGCATCAAAATGACCGACGATCAAATTATTAATGATCTGAAGGATACTTACGGCACAGAGTTTACTGCTGCTGATGTCCGTGGGTATTGTGCTTCAACTGGAGTGTCTTATCAAACGGTCACTAAGCGTTTGGAGGACTTCAAAGTTTCTCGTGGTAAGTGGAATCTGGAAGTAACAAAAGAAACAATTAAAGATCTAGAAGTAACGTATAATGGACCTGTAGCACTTCCCGCTGTAGAGCAAAACCTTATCCCCCAGAAAGATGATTCCTTCGTCAAGTTTGGCAATTTCGGTGATGTTAAAAAAATTATTCAGTCCGGTCTATTCTACCCTACGTTTATCACGGGTCTCTCGGGCAATGGTAAAACGTTTTCTGTCGAGCAAGCGTGTGCCCAACTCGGACGAGAACTCATCCGTGTAAACATTACTATCGAAACCGATGAAGATGATCTTATTGGCGGTTTCCGCCTTATTGATGGCAACACCATCTGGCACAATGGCCCAGTCATTGAAGCACTCGAACGAGGAGCTATCTTGCTCCTTGACGAGATCGACCTTGCCTCTAATAAAATTCTCTGTCTCCAAAGCATCCTTGAAGGGAAGGGAGTTTTCCTTAAAAAAATCGGACGGCGAGTTGACCCTGCAAGTGGATTCAACGTCATCGCCACTGCCAACACTAAAGGTAAAGGTAGCGACGACGGACGATTCATTGGAACTAACGTGCTCAACGAAGCCTTCCTTGAGCGATTCCCAGTAACCTTTGAGCAAGAGTATCCCACATCTGCAATCGAGCAGAAGATTCTTAGCAAACTCTGTTCTGATGAAAACTTCTGCAAGCGACTTGCTGACTGGGCAGACATCATCCGCAAGACCTTCTATGATGGCGGTATTGAGGATGTTATCTCCACTCGTCGCTTGGTTCATATCGTTCACGCCCATCGTATTTTTGGCGACAAGGCAAAAGCAATTCAAGTTTGCTTGAATCGATTTGATGATGATACAAAGCAAGCATTCTTGGAACTGTATGACAAAGTTGATGCTGATTTTGAAATGCCAATTGACGGTCAAGGAATTGACTGATAGAATATGATTAACTCTTGGTCTTTATTATTTGATGAATTGAACATGACTGAACATTCAAAGTATTATTATGATTATGATCGCAATGATCCTAATCGACCTAATCCTTTTGCAGATAGCGACAGTTTGAATATTGGATCACCCATTGCCGGATCGGCCGGTAGTGATTATATTTCTTTTGATCATTCTGCTGTTGGTGCTGCTGAAGCAGTTCCCTTTGGATCTTATGGTAATGATAGTGTCTCTTTTGACCTTAACATTCCAGATTTTCCTTGCACAGAGAAAAACAACAAATACAAATATAGTGAGGACGTAATCCTCAAAGAACTGAAAGATTATATTACTGGCACATACAATCAGCACTATTCTGCTGGTGATGATAAGATTCAAACACTTGATCTGATTGAAGCGTGTGGTGATGGTGAATCCTTCTGCCGCAGTAATATCCTCAAGTATGCCTCTCGCTATGATAAGAAAGGCACTGCTCGTCGTGACATCATGAAGATTCTGCACTATGCTGTGCTTCTGATGCACTTCAACGACAAAAACGCACAACGTGAAACTTACCCTCAGTGATGAAACTCCGTAGCCCTATGAAACTGTCTGACAAAACTCTGTCACTACTGAAGAATTTTTCTTCTATCAATCAATCGATTCTATTCAAGGAGGGTAACAAACTTCGCACTATTAGTGTGATGAAAAATATTCTGGCAGAAGCAACTATTCCCGAAGATATCCCCAAAGATTTTGGTATCTACGATCTCAACCAGTTCCTGAATGGACTCGGTTTGCACAACAGTCCTGAACTTGATTTCAAGAATGAGGGTTATGTGTTCATCCGTGAAGGTAAGATGCGTTCCAAGTATTTCTTTGCAGATCCTAATGTCATTGTGACCCCTCCAGAGAAAGCAATCAATCTTCCTAGCGAAGATGCCTGCTTTGAACTGAACACTGATCAGATGGAAAAACTTCTGAAGGCAGCTGCTGTTTATCAACTTCCTGATCTCTCTGCTATTGGTGAAGCAGGTGTTGTCAAACTTGTCGTTCGCGATAAGAAGAATGAAACGTCCAATAGTTTCTCTGTTAATGTTGGTGAAACTGAAAGTGAGTTTGCTTTCAACTTTAAAGTTGAGAACATCAAGATTCTTCCTGGAACTTATGAAGTAGTTGTCTCTCAGAAACTGCTGTCTCGCTTTACTAGCAAGAATCAAGACCTTACTTATTACATTGCTCTGGAACCTGATTCCACATTCGGATGATACACATTCTCTTTACCCTTAAGGGTTGTCCTTATGGACTGTTAGATGATGAAGCACACATTCGCAATGTACTTGCAAATGGTGCTACTCTCTCGGAGAGTACACTTCTAGGCATTCAGTCACATAAGTTTCAACCTCAAGGTGTAACTGCTGTTGCTCTCCTTGCGGAGAGTCATATTAGTATTCATACTTGGCCTGAAAATGGAATGGCAGTGTGTGATGTGTTTACATGTGGAAAGCACACAAATCCTAAGTCCGCTGCTCGTTATATGTACGAAGCAATGGGTGCTACCGATTATGTGTCCGAAACTTTTAAAAGACCTTTGGAATGAAAAATGCGTGATGAATTTCTTTGGGTAGAGAAATATCGACCCAAAACTATTGAAGAGTGTATACTCCCTGACAATACTAAGAAGACATTTCAAAACTTCCTAGATAAAGGTGAGATACCTAACATGCTGCTTGCTGGTCCTGCAGGATGTGGTAAAACAACCGTAGCCAAAGCACTTTGCAACGAACTGGGAGTAGATTACTATGTCATCAACGGATCCGATGAAGGACGCTTCCTTGATACGGTCAGAAATACTGCAAAAAATTTCGCTTCGACCGTATCACTTTCGTCAACTGCTAGACACAAAGTCATCATCATCGATGAAGCAGATAACACAACAAACGACGTACAACTCTTACTACGGGCGTTTATTGAGGAGTTTCATGGCAACTGCAGATTTATCTTCACCTGCAACTACAAAAACAAAATCCTCGAACCCCTCCACTCCCGTACAACAGTTGTCGAGTTCGGGATCGGAGGAAAGCAAAAACCTGCCATCGCAGCCGCCTTCTTCAAACGTATCCAAGAAATCTTGGATACAGAAGGTGTTGAATATGATAACAAGGTCCTGGTAGAACTTATCAACAAACACTTCCCGGATTGGCGACGTGTTTTGAATGAGTGTCAACGTTACTCCTCTGGTGGTAAAATTGATACTGGTATTCTTGCAACCTTTGGTGACGTAAAAGTAAATGACCTGGTTAAGAAACTTAAGGAAAAGGACTTTCCTGAAGTACGTAAATGGATCGTTAGTAATCTGGACAACGATACTACTGTACTTTTGCGGCGTATTTACGATTGTCTTTACGATGCCCTCGTCCCTGGTAGTATTCCTGCTGCTGTTCTTGTTATTGCTAAGTATCAGTATCAGGGAGCGTTCGTCGCAGATCAAGAAATAAATATGTTAGCCTGTTTAACTGAAATTATGGTGGAGTGTGAATTCAAATGAAAACACCTAGACAAAAGAAATCCAGAACTTATTACTACTTCTGGGCATTTATGGCACTTACAGTATTCTTTGGACAACTATATGTTGGATATGGATATCGTCTGATGCATGGAAGTATCCTAGATTTGATGGATAAAGTTGATGGAGTTCTTCTCCATAAAAGTGATAGGAGACCTGATTTTCTCTGATGATATTGAGTGAAAGTGATGCAGTTTATGCTGCAGATAAATTTATTGATTATTATACTCAGTTCAATCGTATCGATGATTATCTTCGTTTTGTAAAGAAAGATCGTATCAGTGAGAGATCTGGATCATTGTTTGGTGCAGATGTGGAGTTCTTTGATGCATTTAATGTGCATCCAAATGATATGAACTTTGAGGTTCATGTTGTTGATACTAATCCTAAAACTACTTCAAGATACAATCAATGGTTGTATTCAGAAACTCTAAATCTTACCGCATCAAATGCTATTGAAGAAGCAATCCCAGGTAGGACTCACAAGTGGATTGTAGTAGAAACAAATATCAATAAAGTGATTGGTGTTGTTCGCTTTGGATCCCCAACGATTAATAGCAAACCACGTAATGACTACTTTGGTGAAGTCCTTCCTCTTTCTGATATTAATGCTCATTTTGTCATGGGCTTTAACATTGTTCCTACTCAACCTTTCGGGTTCAATTACCTGGGCGGAAAGTTACTCGCTCTCTTAGCATGTTCTAAGGAACTTAAGCATCAGTTTGATGATAAGTATGGAACAGATCTCAAATACTTTGAGACAACCTCTCTCTATGGCACGACCAAGGGTGTGTCCATGTATGATGGACTCAAACCCTTTCTAAGGCACATAGGGGACACTGAGAGCAACTTCTTACCCCTCTTCCATGATGATGAGTTTAGGGACTTCTTCTGGTGGTTCAATGAGCGTAATGGTGGGGAACGTCTGATTCCTGCAGACAAGTCATCCAAGAAACTCAAGATTCAAACCAAGATGATCTCTATCATCCGCAAATCACTAAAGGATGAGAATAAACTCAAACAGTTTAATGACTGT